TTCTGCAAATGCTAACAGATACTACAGACGTGTTCAGATAGCCAACTTAATGTAAGAATTAAGTTACTAAATTAAAGAGGGCGCTTCGGCGCCCTTTTTTTTGCCTTTCTTATAAATAGTATTATGATAACAATATTAGATAACGCATATAAAAGACTAAACGAATTAAGAAAAAAACATAATAAGAAGTTTGTTAGACTATCTGTTAAGGGTGGCGGTTGCGCTGGTTTTAATTATGATTGGTCTCTTACAAATGAAGAATTAAGAGAAGATATCGTTATTGATGACATGTTAGTTGTAGATAGAATTAACGAATTGTATTTGACAGGTATGGAATTAGACTATACTTATGATGACTTTGAAAGTGCCTTTGTTTTCAACAACCCTAAAGCTACATCATCATGTGGTTGTGGAACCAGTTTTTCAGTCTAGTATAAATACTTACATGAAAAAGATATTAAATCAATACTTTTGGATATTTGTAATCCTACTTATTCTGAGTGTTATTTTTAATTATACGTTTCCTGATAAGAAGAATAGACTAGAATTTATCGAAGATAGAATTAAAGCAGTAGAAGAAAGAAAGAAGATACTTACTCAAACAGAGAGAGAATTAGAGAAACTAGCCACAGAAAGAGATTGGGAACAGGTGGATAAGGACAAGACTAAATAGTATTATGACAACTACAAACGCAATCGATAGACAACCTACAAAATTAGATTACGCTAGTCCTACACAGTTTAAGTTTAGTATTCTTAAATTACCTAAAGTAGAATACTTTTGTACTGCCGTAAATATACCTGGTGTTAATCTAGGTGAAACAACACAAGCAACACCTTTAAAGAAGATACCTATACCTGGTGATACACTAGTTTACGAACCATTACAAATGACATTTCTGGTAGATGAAAATTTAGAGAACTTCCAAGAGATACATGGTTGGTTAGTTGGTTTAGGTTTTCCGAGAGATAACAAAGAATTTAGAAATTTACTAGCATCAGGTAATGATAGATTTCCTACAAGAAATACATCTAACATTTCTACTGAAGCTGGTAAAACGAAGTACGCCGCGGCAGATGCTGGTCCAACACTATCTGACGCTACTCTAACTGTACTTTCAAGTAAAAACAACTCACAAGTTGAGATACGATTTAGAGATATGTATCCAACTGGACTAACTGGATTAAGTTATAATCAACAGGCCGCTGATATAGATTATCTAACAGCGACTGTATCATTTAGTTATTTAATATATGACTTTGCGAACATAGGGTCATCTACAACAACAGTAACAACATCTTAAACTTAAAATAAGTTTTTAGTGGGTTACTATATATTATGGAGATATTATGGATTTAGAACAATTACAAGACTTGGCTGACAAGAAACTAAAGATTAACGATATAGAATTAGATTTAGAATCGTTAAAAACACCTCAATTACACAATGAGTTTATGAAACACTTAACAAAGTTTAAGTTGTTATTAAGTAAAGCTCAGGTAGAATACTACACACAAAGAAAACAAAAGTGGGAATACTATACAGGTAAAGCGCCACAAGAAGTATATGCTCTTAAACCTTTCAACTTAAAGTTATTAAAGACAGATGTTGATAAGTACCTAGACGCTGATCCTGAATTAGCCAAGTATAAACAAAAAGTAGATTACATTCAAACAGTTATAGATTTTTTAGATAAAACAATCAAACAAATATCAAATCGTGGTTTTCAAATAAAGAATGCAATTGACTGGCGTAAGTTTACATCTGGCGCAATCTAATGTTTTTGAATACACCATATTATATTAAAGAAGAAGCCTTTTCTAAATGGTTTTGTGAAGGAGTAATTACACAAGGAGATATCCAAGAGAAGACAAAGGCAGTTATTGCTGATGGCGATAACAATAATAGAAAGTCAAATATTACTTGGTTAAAGAACGACAACCTTATAGAAAAACTAACACCTACTATTAATGAAGTAAATGAGAATTGTAATTGGAACTTTCTATTAAAAGAGTTTGAACCATTACAATATTCAGTTTACAATATAGACGATCATTATGATTGGCATATTGATAGTCATAGTAGAACATACGATAATGGTCTTGTTAGAAAATTAAGTTTTACATTATTTTTAAACGAAGATTACGAGGGTGGTGATTTTAGAATATGTGAACCACACCCTAACCCATTAAAACATTCAGAACAATTATTTAAACCTAAAACAGGATCAATGGTTATCTTTCCTAGTCACAAATGGCACAAGGTAGATAAAGTCACAAGTGGTATTAGAAAGACATTGGTTGGTTGGATTGTAGGAAAACCTTTTGTATAATGACAACAACTAGATACATAATCATAGATAAAGTAAACGAAGTATATCTAAAGATAGAAGCTGAGGCTGATATTCGTAGAGAACTTGGTGAGTATTTTACATTTGAAGTACCAGGTTATAAGTTTATGCCAGCATACCAGAATAGAGTTTGGGACGGCAAGATCAGATTATTCTCTTATGCAACTGGTCAGATATATGCTGGTCTCTATCTTTATATAAAGAATTGGTGTAAAGAAAACAATATACATGTAGTTGATGGAACAAAGATTAAAGAGAAGACAGTTGATGATAGTAAGATTGATGAACTAATCAAAGCTCTTAAACTACCATATGAAGTTAGAGATTATCAAAGAGAAGCTTTCAAGTATTCAGTTGAGCAAGATAGATGTTTATTAGTATCTCCTACAGCAAGTGGTAAATCTCTCATAATCTATCTTATGTTAATATATAATCTATTACGACTTAAAGATACTAAACAAGACAAGATCCTTGTTATAGTGCCCACTACATCGCTTGTAGAGCAGTTATTTAAAGACTTTAAGGACTATGGTTATAATAGTGAAAGAAACGTACATAGGATATATTCTGGACATGAAAAAGAAACTAATAAGAGAGTTATCATATCTACTTGGCAGTCTGTATATAATTTACCAAAGAAATGGTCTACTCAATTTGGTATGATTATAGGTGATGAAGCTCATCTATTCAAAGCTGTGTCACTTACAAAATTAATGACAAAATTAGAAAAGACCAAATACCGAGTTGGGTTAACAGGAACTTTAGATGGAAGTAAAACACACAAATTAGTATTAGAGGGTTTGTTTGGTGCTGTGAATAAAGTAGTATCAACAAGTGAGTTAATAGAAAAGGGTAAACTAGCACAACTAAAAATTATGTGTTTAGTATTACAACATGATCAAACTGCTAGACACTTTTTGAAAGATAAGACTTACCAAGAAGAAATGGATTACTTGGTGTCAAATGAGAAAAGAAATAAATATATAAGAAACTTGGCGACTTCACTAAATGGTAACACACTATGCCTATTTCAATATGTAGAGAAACACGGAAAGAACTTATATGAATCTATACGAGACCGAGCAACAGACAAGCAAGTCTTCTATGTCCACGGAGGAGTTGACACAGAACAAAGAGAAAAGATTAGAGAGATTACCGAGAAATCTGACAACGCCATTATTGTTGCTAGTTACGGCACTTTTTCAACCGGAATTAATATACGGAATTTGCATAACATTATTTTTGCTAGTCCTTCTAAATCTAGGATAAGAAATCTGCAGAGTATTGGTAGAGGATTAAGACTTAAAGATAATAAAGGCACTGCGACACTATATGATATAAGTGACGACATAAGCCACAATGGTAAAGAGAACTATACTTTGGCACACTTTAGAGAAAGGATAAATATATACAATGGAGAGGACTTCGATTACGAAATTCATAACGTAGAGCTAACTAATGGAACCAAAAATGGAAAAACAACCAATTAAGATTATCAAGTTAATTAATGGTGATGATATAGTTTGTTCATTACCACTGACACAACTTGGAGAGAAGTCTCCTTTGTTAAGATTAAATAGACCTCTACAAGTAAAGTATATTCCACAGTTTACAGCTCAGGGTTTAAAAGACTATGTAGCTTTAATCAAGTGGTCTCCTTATACTAGAGACGCAGTTCTAACTATTCCTAAAGATAAGATATTGACTATTGTAAATGCTAATCCTGATATGTGTAAATCTTATACGCATGTTGTTGTTGGATATGATCAGTCGGAGCCTATAGGTAAAAAAGATCCCTCGACTGTATTTAAAAGAGAGAGGTTAAGTGACGAGGACAATGATAAAGTTAATGAGATATTTGAAGAAGATGAATTTGATGATTATGATATTCCTGCTAAGACGCTACACTAATAGACTCTATTCCTCTGATCGCTCAACAAGCTCATTGTAACACAAAGTGATTGAAAAGTCAACGCTGATACGAACCAAAATAAATATAATTGAGCACGCTTAAAACATTGACATTTATAAAGAAAGGTGATATATTAAGAATATGAGTAAAGCAAAAAAAGAACATTACGTTAATAATAAAGAATTTCTAGCGGCTATGACTGTGTATAGAAAAAGTGTAAGAAAAGCCGAAAGAGAGAAAAAAGATAAACCAATGGTTAGTGATTATATCGGTAGTTGTTTTCTAAAGATAGCGAATCACTTATCATATAGACCTAACTTCATAAATTATACATTTAGAGACGACATGGTTAGTGATGGTATTGAAAACTGTCTACAATACTTGGACAACTTCAATCCAGCGAAGTCAAGTAACCCTTTCGCATACTTCACACAAATAATCTATTATGCATTCATAAGAAGAATACAAAAAGAGAAGAAACAAACTACTATTAAACATAGACTTATTATGGATAGTAATTATGATGATGTGGCTCTACAACCAGGTGATGACGCTGAATTTAAGAATCAGTTTAGAGAGTTTTTACAAAAGAATTTAAACATGGAAGACTCTGCTCCTAAGAAAGTAGAAAAGAAAGTTAAAAAAACAAGAGTAAGAAAATCTACATCTAAACTATTTTAAACTATGAAAATTGCCCTACTGAATGATACGCATTTTGGTGCGAGAAACGATAGTTCCGCATTTCTGGATTACTTCATGCGATTCTATAATGAGATATTTTTTCCATATCTAAAAGAGAATAACATAACAACACTTATTCATTTAGGTGATGTGGTAGATAGAAGAAAGTTTATCAACTTCAAAACAGCTCATACATTTAGAGAAGACTTTATGCATAGATTGTATAGAGAGGGTATTGATACTCATATCATACTAGGTAACCACGATACATACTTTAAGAATACAAACGAAGTAAATGCTATCAAAGAACTATGTTCAACATTTGATGGAGTAAAAGAACCATGGATATATGAGAAAGCAACTACTGTAAATTTTGGGGGAACTGACATTTGTTTAATACCTTGGATATGTGATGATAACCATAACCACTCTATTAATGAAATAGAAACAAGTAATGCTCAAATCGCTCTAGGTCATTTAGAGATTAAAGGTTTTGAAATGCACAATGGCGCTTTCAATAATCAAGGTTTAGATAAGAAGATGTTTCATAGATTCGAAAAAGTTATCTCTGGTCACTTTCATAAGAAATCTGATGATGGTCAAATACATTATTGTGGTTCTCAATATGAAATTACTTGGTCAGACTATAAGTGTCCAAAAGGTTTTCATATATTAGATACAGAAACAAGAGAACTAACTAGAATACCTAATCCAATTAGAATACATAAGAAATTAGTTTACAATGATAAAGAAGAAGATTATAGTAAGTTAGATTTAGAACACTTTAAAGATTGCTTTGTAAAAGTTTTTATAACTAATAAAACTAATGAAGAAATGTTTAGTAATTTAATTGATAGACTACATACCACAATAGATACACACGAAATTAATATAATAGAAGATTTAAGTCCAGACGTAACAGCATCTGTAAAAGACAATATCCTAGAAGAAGGTGAAGATACAATTACTTTTTTAGGTAACTATATAGAACAGATAGATAGTGATTTAGATAAAAACAAACTTAAAGAAGTTATGAAAGACTTATATACTGAAGCAAGTGAAAGATGATATTATTTAAAAAAATTAGATGGAAGAACTTTCTATCAACAGGCTCTCAGTTTGTTGAGATAGAACTAAACAAATCACAAATGACTTTGATGATTGGTGCTAATGGTTCTGGTAAGTCAACTATGTTAGACGCATTATGTTTTGCGCTATTCAATAGACCATTTAGACAAATCAAAAAAGAACAGATAGTTAATACTATTAATAATGCGGATACAGTCGTTGAGTTAGAGTTTCAAGTTGGAACAAAAAATTTTAAAATAATAAGAGGTATTAAACCTGCTATATTTGAAATCTATTCAGATGGTGTATTACAAAATCAAAATGCTTCTAGTGTTGATTATCAAAAGATATTAGAAGATCAAATATTAAGATTGAATTATAGAGCATTTAAACAAATCGCTGTATTAGGTTCTTCTTCTTATCAACCATTCATGCAGATGAGACCAAGACATAGACGTGAGGTCGTAGAAGAAATACTAGACATAAGAGTATTGACACACATGGATTCTCTTACTAGAAATCAACAAACAGAATTAGGTAAACAAATAGTAGAAGCTAGGCACCAAGTAGATATAATAGAATCTAAACATGAATTACAAACAAAACACTTTAATGAATTAAAGAATAGAAGCTCAGGCGATAGTGATATTAAGAAAGCTAAACTACAAGAGAACAAAGACGCCACTGAATCATATTTAAGAAAGTCTGAAAGACTAGAAGAAGAATATAAAGAACTAGAAATCAGCGTATCTACTAGACCTCAATACGAAACAAAACTAAAACAATTAGAGAAACTAGAAACAAAGATAGAACAAAATTTAAAAACGCATGAAAGAAATTTAGAGTTTTTTGAACAGAATGATAACTGTCCAACTTGTACTCAAAAGATTGAAGAAACATTTAGAGACAAAAAGATAGAACAAGAGCGAACTGTTGTAGTCACACTTAATCAAGGTATGAAAGATTTAATGGCTGAACTAGCCAAAACAGAAACCAAGATTACAGAGTTTAATGGTATATCAACTAAACTATATGAGAATAAGATAGACTTATCTAAAGTAGAATCTTCTCTAAAAGAACTTAAAAGATTTTCTGATTCATTACACAATGAGATATTATTACTAGATGGTAAGAACGAAGATGATAAAGATATAGAAAAGAGTTTGGTTGATTTACAAGAACAACTAAAACAAACAAAACTTGAACTAGTTAGAATTACTGAAGAGAAGAAATACCTTGATGTTGCTAGAGAGATATTATCTGATAGAGGCGCCAAGGCTAAAATCATTAAGAAGTATCTACCAATTATGAATAGTTTAATTAATCAACATCTACAAGCTATGGATTTCTTTGTATCATTTTATTTAGATGAAGAATTTAAAGAAGAAGTAAAAAGCAGACATAGAGATACCTTTGACTACAATAACTTTAGTGAGGGTGAGAAGATGAGAATAGACTTAGCATTAGTATTTACATGGCGTGCTATTGCGAAGATGAAGAACAGTGCCAATACAAATCTTTTAATACTAGATGAAATATTTGATAGCTCGTTAGATGGACAAGGTACAGATGATTTCTTTAAGATTGTAAGAAATATGGGCAAAGAGAATATCTTTATTATATCACACAAAGGAGATATACTATTTGATAAATTTACTAACATCATTCAGTTTAAGAAAGAACATAATTTTACGGAGTTAAAAAATGGCTAAAGAAATAAAACTAATACCACCAACAGATATGAGAGTACAATCGGCAATCGCACCTTTTAGTGACGACATGTTAAAAGAAGAAGGCTTTAAAGATAGAAAAGAGTTAAGTGATTCTATGTTTGAAACAATGAAAAAGTATGGTGGAATAGGTCTAACTTGTAATCAAGTTGGGTTACCTTTCAATATGTTCGTATTAGGAGATCATGCTGGTTTAGAAAATGGTTTGAAACTATCTTGTTTTAATCCTATGATCATATCGGCTAGCGCTGATACTGTTGTTATGAAAGAGGGTTGTTTAACTTTCCCATTTGTATTTTTATCTATTACAAGACCACGTAAGATAGTCGTTAAGTATGAAGATGAAAAGGGTGAATTAAAAGAAGGTTCTTTAGATGGTATGTTTTCTCGTATATTTCAACACGAATATGATCATATACTAGGAAAGAACTTTACTGAATATGCTAGTAAAATGAAACTAGATAGAGCATACAAAAAGGCAGAGAAACAAATGGATAAGACTGTTAAAATGAGAGCCGTTAAGAACGACAATAGATACTTACCATAGAACATTGACATTTTAAAAGAAACCTGATACTATATAAACAATGCCATACAAACCATACTATATGAAAGATGTAATAGATAACTCTAATAAAGAGTTGTTTAATGTTATATCTACTTTTGCTGGTGGTGGAGGTTCTTCCACAGGTTATAGAATGGCTGGTGGTAAGATACTCGCTGTTAATGAGTTTGTAGAAGCAGCGATTGAAACATACAAAGAGAACTATCCAAACACACCTGTTTTACCAGATGACATAAAGAAACTTACAGGCGAAGACTTTTTAAAGATCGCTGGTATTAAGAAAGGTGAGTTAGATATACTAGATGGCTCGCCACCATGTTCTGCGTTTAGTATCGCAGGTAAAAGAGAAAAGGGTTGGGATCAAACCAAGACATATTCAGACGGAAAACAAGTAGAAAATATAGAAGACTTGTTCTTTGAATTTACTAGAATTACAGCAGACATAATGCCAAAGGTTGTTATTGGTGAGAACGTTGCTGGTATAACTATGGGTGAAGCCAAAGAATATAGAAACAAAATTATAAACGAATTTGATAAACTAGGTTACGAAACTGTATATAAAGTATTGAGTGCCGCTGACTTTGAAACACCACAAGATAGAAAAAGATGTTTCTTTGTAGCGATAAGACATGACATTATGGAAAAAGCAGGTCTTAACTTTATGACTTTAGAAAATGAGATATATCCAGAGCCAGTTACATTAAAACACATAGGTGTAAGAGAAGCGATTGAGGATTGTGTAAATGACCCAGAACAAGAGAAAGAGTTATTTGATTATGTACAAAAAGGCTTTCAAAAGAAGTGGATAGAACTACTAGAATTTAATCCAAAGAAACATAGAAAACCTAGTGATCCTGACTTTATTGATATAAACCCTAAAAGATCAATGTTTAATATGATAAGACCAGCGCCACATTTACCTTGTCCAACACTAACACAAAGAGGACAACAAATGAGTGTATCAGGTGTATTTCATTATGCGTTAAATAGAAAGTTTACTATACCTGAATTAAAGAGATTGATGGGATTACCCGAAGATTACGCCTTACAAGGTAAGTTTGATAAACAGGCTGAACGAATCGGAAGAATGGTAGCGCCCCTAATGATGAAGAATCTAGCGTCAAATATATACGAAAAAGTGTTAAAAAGAACAAAGTAAGAACATTTACGTCAAATAACCCAGATAAACACTAGCAATTATAAGGGTTGACTTCTCAGCTGTTCCTGATAGTATTAGCTACATGGACACACAAACAATAAATTTAGATAGAAAATCAATTCTCGCAAAGTTAATCGCTACCGAGAATATTCAAGTACAACATAACAAAGTTAAAACCGCTTCGTTTGATACGAAACATAGAGTTTTAACATTACCAGTTTTCAAAAATCAAAAAGGTGACGTTTACGATATGTTAATCGCACACGAATGCGCTCACGCTTTACATACACCCGCAGATGGTTGGGCAAAGATCGAAGATGACTCTTTAAGATCATATGTAAATGTATTAGAAGATTGTAGAATAGATAGAATTATACAAAAACAATACCCAGGTGTTGTTAAGAATTACTTAAATGGTTTTGATATATTAGAAAAACAAAATTTCTTTGGTACTAATGGTAAAGACCTAAACAAAGAATTAATGTTGATTGATAAGATCAACTTGTTTTATAAGTCTTCAAAAAGATTACCGATTTTGTTTAGTAATGTTGATCATAATTGGTTAAGTAAGGTTGACGCATTGAATACGTTTGATGATGTTGTTGACCTTGCTAAACTAATGTTAGATTGGCAGAAACAAGATTTAGAGAAGATGAAAAAATTACCTGATTTTGATAATCACCCAATCGCTGAAAACTACGACTTAGCTGACAAGACAGATGAAGATGAAGAGTCTAGTGAAAGTAAAGACGCAGAGTCTAGTGAAGGTGAACAAAATGAATCAGAAGACAATGGTGAAGATAAAAAAGATAGTGACGAACAGACTGCTGTAAATTCCGAAGCAAAAGACGGTGGTGGTAAAGGTGTTGCGCCAGGTGTTCTAGTTTCAATTACTAATGAGAAGATGGAATCTAAAATGTCAAGTTTACATGACGAAGAAAAAAGTTATTCATATTTTACTTTACCAAAAGTTAAATTAAAAGATATGATTGTTTCTAATGACAAGTTTCTAAACGATATGAGAAAGCACATAGTAGATTGTACTAGAAAATATCCAAGTGATCTTATATATTACAATTGGTTAAAAGGTGCATACAAAGATTTCAAAAATCAAAATAAGAAAACAGTAATGTATCTTGTTAAAGAGTTTGAAATGAAAAAAGCGGCGACTGCTCATAAGAGATCAAGTACAGACAAGACAGGTACTATTGACCCTCTAAAATTAAAAGATTACAAATTTAGTGATGATATATTTAAAAGATTAACTATTACACCAGACGCTAAAAATCATGGTATGATTATGATGTTAGATTGGTCAGGTTCAATGTGTGATAGTCTTAAACAGAGTACAGAACAACTTATGAATTTAGTTTGGTTCTGTCAAAAAGTTAATATTCCTTATGAAGTTTATTTCTTTACAAGTGAAGTTGGTGGATCAGCTTGGTCTATAGATAGAAAAAGTAAACAAGGTGAAGAAGTTTTTGATTACAAATATGGTGACGCCATTATGGACAAATGTCATTTAGTTTGTATCGCTAATAACAGAATGAAAAAAACTAAACTAGATGAGTCGTTAATGTACATCTGGTCAATGGCACTATCATATCATGGTAGATACTTTAATTCGCTTAGTGGAAAATCATGGGAAGGCGACAACTTCAATTGTCCGTCAGAGTATTACTTAGGTTCGACTCCGTTAAATCAAGCAATTGTTGCGTTGAATGAAATGATACCAGTATTCAAAAGTAGAAACAAGGTTGAAAAAATGTCCGTGATTACTCTTACAGACGGCGGCGCTAACTGGTGTTTCGGGTCTACTATGGGCGATGATGGTGAGTCAAATATCACACATGGTACTACGCCAGTTATTAAAGTTGGTAAAAAATCTTATACTACACCAACAGACGGTAGATTTTATAGAAGTAATGAATACACAGGTTTACTATTAGATATTATTAGACAAAGACATGGTGTATCAACTATTGGTTTCTTTGTGACTAAAAAATTAAGAACATGGGATATGGATTCTTACATTGGTGACTATAAAGATTACGCTGATAAAGAATTAAAAAGAGCTAAGATAAGATCATCAATGACTAAAAACAGATTTGCTGAGGTACCACAAACAGGTTACAGTAAATACTTTTTACTAAATGGTAAAACTATGAAAGTTGAGAATACAAATTTAGATGGTATTAAAGATGATATGAAAGTCGGTGGTATCGCTAAGTTGTTTAAAAAGTCAATGAAAGGTCGAATCGCCAGTAGAATATTGTTAAATCAATTTATTCAGGAGGTTGCGTAATGAATAAGATAGACATAACAACGCAATTTAAGGGGTTGACAATTCAAACAAAACCTGATATTATTAGTATATAAACAATGAGAAAAAATAAAGGAAACACTATGATAGACTTAAACACTAGTCAAAAAAAACAAGTTGATGTTTTGTATAAACACTACAAGAAAGTTACTCTTACTAGAGGTGAGATTAATTCTCTGGTATCAAAAAAGAAATTAACAAATCCCTCGTGGTTGAAGACAGATAAGTACAAAGTTGATAGAGGTACTTACAAGTTACCACTTGAAGGTCCAGCAAGATTACCCATCAAAGCTACCGAGAACGAACAGTTACTGGGTCAGAAAGAT